TTTACTCCTTGCAACGGGCTGATCTTCTATTTTTGTTACGACACCATAGCGTGCCAGCGTAACCGCTACAAGTGGTGTGATGTTAGTTGTGCTTTGGCGATTCCATGCCCAGGAATCACCCAACGGCCTTTTAGTTGAACCCATAATGGCTGTTTTTAAATTGGGGTCATCTAGGTGGCATATAGTTTTGGCTTGTACTGCATCATAAAATGAACCACATGCCATAGCGTAATCACGCAAGTGAATAGACATAACTCCTATGTTTTCCTTTTCCAGTTCGGATATAAGTGATGCCGCCGGTGATCCAGTATCAATTACCACCTTTGTGTTATATCTTTTACATAACTCAATTAAGCGCGGTAATACCCATGATGTGCCTTCTTTACACTCAATCAATTCAACCGGCGTAAAACCTCTTACTAAGCCTGATGCACCAATAGAAGCCTTATCACGCTCACGCGATATGTCTACGCCAAACACAATTTCATTGCCTACTGCAATATCTGTTCTAGCCAAAGAATCCCACAATTCAGTATTAATCACTTGTACTGCATCCCTAGATGGCCAAACATTTAACCATTCCTTTGTAAATATCTCAGGGCTGTTAGTTGTGGCCGCTTCTTTTACTGCATCTAGCAATACACCCTTTTCTTCATGCAATGAAGGTATAGCCTGATACCACACTTCTTGATCCATGTAGTCAAACTCATCTGATGATGGACACCATTCAAACCATGCAAGTTTGTTTTGGGGTTCGGCTATTTCACGGTGACCTATTTCCCGGTAATGCTCTAACAACTCAGATTCTCCAGGCCTGCCGGCATTAGACAAAATCCACAATTGACCATTGCGCTTTGTTGCAAGGGTTGGTTGTAAGTTAGCAATAAGTGATAGTGGATGGGTCAATGCTTCATCAATAACCATTAAATTTAAACTAAGGCCGCGTGCGCCTTTATCGTTAGGGGTAACAATTCCATAAGTTGAGCCATTACGCATGTATATCTTTTCACTGCCATTGACCCTAGATACCCTAGCAATGCGTTTAGCAAACTTAGGCGACATCTGAAAACTTAGTAAATGTTCTTCCCACTTACCTTTAGCCATATTGCGATCCTGGGCGGTATAGGCAACATGTCGCTTAGGTTGCAATAACTCATAAGCAATGCGCGTTTCAATAAGTTTGCTTTTTCCATTTTGGCGACCTACCTGGGCGCATACTGATCTGTACTTGTATAACCCATTTCCATCTTTTTCTAAACCTACATCCGCCACATAGCGTTGCCAATCAAATAAATCAAAACCTAATAATTTTGCTACCTGGGCTAATTTGTCGCCATCTGTTTCACATGCTTGATCTCTTAGTGATGCCCATCTAGGCGTACATAAGGATTTATTCAAATATGTCATCCTCATCAGGCAATGCACATGAATCCCATATTTCGCGTAACTCTTTAGATATGGATGGGATGGTATGACCACCTTTACCGGATTCTTCAATACGATCCCATGCGCGTGCAAGGCCTAGTAGCATTTCGCGTTTGACCGTATCAATGTCATTACGGCCAGTAATAGCCTTAACCATTGCGGTGGTGTGCCTACCTAACTTCTTTTTAGGTTTACCACTTGCGACTATTTTTAATTTGTTTGCGTTTTGCATTTCCATATTTAGCCCCCCTTGAATAGTTACAACTTGCACATGATGGTCTTAATGAACCCACCCAAAGTTCCGGTGACGGAAAGGAATCAATGGGTGGTTCATGGTCTAGCGTGGTTGCGACAGCCTTTTTACAGTAAAAACATTTCGGCTGTTGAGCCAAAACAATTTCTCTGATTTTCTTGTATTCCGCATTATATTTTCTACTTTTTAAAGTTTTCATTTTAAATTTAGTTTTTTTCTAAACAATTTTGGATGCGCCGGGGAGAGAGAAAATGCGAACGGCGGCGTATTCTGCACGCGCTCAAAATAGGAAAAAACACGCTCATTGTTTAATCTATCTTGCTAACTAAAATGTAAAGGTCTTTAGTCCCTGTGGCTGTTACTGCCCACAAATCTTCACCTTCTTGTAATTCAAACTGAACCTTATCATCTGAATCCAATAAATAACCAGTATCGGATGTCACGCCACTGTTACCAATATAAACACCGCCTTGATGAGCATGAATCATTACAAACCTACTTACATTATCCACATTGATAACTTTTAATGCAGTTGTAGTTATATCAGGATGTGATGTTATTATCGCCATTGATCTGTTCCTCACTCTGTAATCTCTTGCGCCTAAAGCGTTCAAAGTCTTTGTGCTGTTTAGCACCTATCCACATCTTACGCTGATGCTCCATCTGTACACCAGTATGAGCATGTAGTTTATACCCAAAACTCTTAGCCCTAATGCACCATAATAGGTCTTCACCAACCCATTCTTTATGCAATGGCATATCCTGATAGAAGCCCCACTTGTCACCTTGATGTACCTGGTCAGCCTCTTTAACAAACCTTTCAAACACTGATCTATGCACAATGATTGCACCTGTACCAGCCGCATCTACTTCAATCACACTATCTTCTTCATAATCATGTATAGCGTATAAACCATTATCAGCACCCATCTTAAATATACAAGGCACTGGTTCTAGGTATAACTCACCAACATCCCAACCACCATGTACTACACCGGACACAATAGGCCGCTTATCTTTATCAGCCGCACTGACTAACTTCTTAAAATGATCTACTGTAAATCTTTGATCAGTATCTATCTGCAATAGCCAATCATCTGTTGTTTTCTCTAAGAAGGTTGCAACTATCTGATTGCGTAACCTACTGATAACACCTGATCCTTGTAATGATATGAACTGACCTAATTGTTTTTGTGATCTAGCCACATCTAAAATGCTTGTCATAAAATCTGTTACTACATAACCAGGTGATGTAATCCCAATTGTAATTTTCTCTGTATCTTTCAATGCCAACCCTTCTTTAAAAAATGATTCCATGCGGCACATGCGTTAGGTACTTGATTGGCTTTATCCACCCATCCATACCGGTTGCCAATATAACGCACTCCCCAATTTATTTGCTTAATTCCATCAACTTTTGATAAGTATGTTGATCTACCCTGGGGTATGCCCCAATGACTTCCGTTTCGCGCTTTTGGATTCCATTGACTATTTTCTCTTGTATATAGATCAATCAAGCAATGAGTTTGATCTATATCATTTAATGTCATCAATATGTATTGCTTATAGTGTGTAGGTTTGTAATTTGAATCAGATACCGCTCTATCAAAGGCTAATGGGTTAAAAACACATAGAGCGATCCCTAATAGCCAGCACCACGCGAACTCACCCTTGCAGGGTTCGCGTTTTTGCCTTTGGGGCAAATGCTTACTAGAGCCTAGCACATCTATCAAAATCATCTAAACATAACTCCTAAATCTATCTCACTATATGAGATGTGATCTACAACACATTAGTTTAATTTCTTTTGAGTTCTTGTAATTAAATAACACACATAACAGGATTGACCAGGCATGACCCAGTTACCACACTTACATCTGATTGGTTCGCTCATTGGCTCTCTCTAACAGGATGTCCACTAATTCAATAAAAGGCCGGCAATGGCGTTTACGCACCATATAAAAGGATTCTTCAATATCCCTTTGTGCATCATAAAATGTTTGTATAGTCCAATCGTACTTTGTAGATACTGGTATAACAAAGATTCCCTGGGTAATTTGGCTAATCATTACATAGGCAAACGGCTTGATAATCTTGCTATCAAAGCCGCTAACCGTATCTACAATTACTGGGTTATATGGAAAATCATCAACATTTTGGAAAGATCGGCTACTACTTTTAACTTCCAAAACTAGATCATCAACTATCACATCCTTTTCATTTAGGGTTTTATCTCTAATTTCATCATGGGTTGTAGCAATCGTAAACTCAGGTACATCTACCTTTGGCATACCAAAATGTTGCAATAAGTCAGCCACATAAAGGTTGTAGCCATGACCTTCACGCATGGCTTTGTGATAATCAAATTTAGTCATTTTTGTAATCTATGTGATTGATGCAACCACAACCGGCGCATTTGCGTACGCCGTTTATGTTTAACATTCTAGGGTCATTGCAAACTTCACAACATTCACTCATTGGCACAATATCTAATTCAACGCCATTCTCAGTAAATGTTGCTCTTACCCCAGTTGGGTCAATCATTTCCATGTCACCCATTGTTATTCCCAGGGTAGAACCACTTTCCATCCTTACTCATGGTTGCCCATCTTGCATCACAACTTTTTGCAGGGCAGACATATCCATAAAAAGGCGTACCACGGCCTTTGGCAATTCCGGTTTTTAATACCATCTCACCATGATCACAATATTGAACTGCCGGTGTTGTAGTTGCTACTGCATCAACGACTTGTTCAAGGCTCATTGGTACAGGATTAGATTCCTGTTCAAATGATGTGCGCAATGCTCTTTCCATCAACGCTGACTTTGATCCAGGTCTGCCATAAATAGTTGCAGGCTCAGGTTTAGATTCAACTGGCCTATCCAATAACTCTGAATCCAAAGATTGTGTTGGTGTTATAGCCCAAGATTGCCGGGCTTTAGCCGCCATCACTTCTTGTTTAGATGCAACGCGCTTTGTTGCAGATTTCATGGCCGCAACTATCGCACGCCCCCAAGCACTTGTTTCACAGATCATAAGTTCACTACCGGCGGTCATGCCTTTACCTGGGATTTGTTCCCAGGCAACTGCAACCCCAGGGCGAACATCATGCGGATCACGGTAACAAGCGGCGGTATAAACCACATAGGTTTTACCTTCAACCTGCACAATGTCATAAGGCTTATTGGGGTTATACGGTTGCAATGATGCTTCCGGATAGGCTTCCTTTAATTGGGCTATGCGTTCAGCCACATCAACATAATCATTCATGTTCACTATTTGTTTTCCTTGTCCCAAAGGCTAACAACCTTTTCCATTAAATATTCATTGTCGGCTTCAAGCATCTTCTGTCGCATAGATGGATGACTTCTAACAGTAAATTTTTCTACCTTTACATTTGTTTGTTTTGTATCGGCAGTACCGCGTTTATAGCCACTCTTAAAACCTTTGTCGTAGCCATTTTCAACTGCCACCATCCAGGTGACACCAATTAACAATGCCACCAAAGTAAATAAGGTGATTGTTACTAACCAACCGTATATCTCATAGTTCATATTTCACCGCTTCCTTGAACTTGTCTAACCAATAGGCTTCAACCATTTTGGCTGATAGCCTTCCTCTAACCTGTTTTGCGCCTATTGCTTTTTTGGCGTGTTTGCGGATTAGAGAAGCCTTTACAAAGTGCTTGCCTTTTGCATCAACATAAGCACCTGATTGTTTGTCATATTTAACTAATTCCAAGTCATTACCTTTTCTAATTCAGCCGGTAATTCAACCGGATCAACATCATTTATCACCTGATAAACAGTGCCGTTTGGATGTATAGATGGTGGTAGCACAACATAACCTTTGTGCTTAATATCTATACCTGGTATTAACTTGCCTTTAAATTGCTTTGTTTTATCGGCAAGGTAATAGAAGTGATAGCCATTATCTGTTTTAACTGTATGCGTATTAGTAGTTACACATATACGGCGATACTGTTCCCATAGAACCCTGGATGAAATATTGCGTATATCAAAATCTAAAACTACAAGATTTGATTGGGCAATTGCTAAACCAATGTTTAAGTCAGGATCATTTTTAAACCAGTTCTTAACAATTGATTTATCACTACTTGCATCAAGATAGCCATGCCGTAAAAACTTGCAAGGTTCTTTAGATTGTGGCTTTAATGGTAGAACCCACCAACCCTTTTCTAAGTAGGCTACGGCGTTCATTTAGCACCGCCAAAGGATAGGTGCATGTAATCCCTGGGATGTAACTTTTTATGATACACAGATTTATCTGAATCATCTGCATGTATATCAAATTGTATTGGAATAATAAATCTAAATTTAGGATCAATTAAAACTTCATTATCCTTAAATAGATTTTGCAATGTAGTGTTCATAACCTGTTTTGGTTCTGTCACTTCCAATATGTCAGCCATGATCTTTACGGTTACCCACACACTAACCTTTTGTTTTTTAATCATTGGTTAGCCAATTCTTTTTCACACTTTTTGCATACCTTTTCAGGGATAAAATAATTACCAAACTGCCATTTATAGTCATCATCATTTTCCCATTTAACTTCTACATCTAAAGACATTAATTGTCCGCAAAGAGTCAAATAATAAATATCTTTGAATGTTGGGTCTTTTATATGCCAATTGGTAGTACGCATATCACCTCGTTTTTGCAACCAACATTTATTAACGACTTCGTTAGTTTTAGTCATTACTTACCTTCCTTTTGGGTAACACTGATCCATTGAGCGTTCATTATGCGATCCGCTTCACGCCGCCGTAATAACCATCTTTAATGTCATTCTCAACATGTTTGACTAATTGTGAGCCAACCAAATATTTCCATGACATATCTGTTTTTAATGTTTGATGTTTTCTTGTAATTTCATAACTAACATCATCAAAAACTTTGATAGTTATAGTTTTTGTAGCATTTTGAAACATTGCAATAATGCCTGGTAATTCAGACATATCTGCTTTGTTAAGTTGTACTTTCATAATTAACCCCTTCCGGTCAATTGCGTTTACAAATGCAATTAAACACTAAGGGGCTGACAATTGCCATTACCTAGATGGCTTTTCTCCAATTATTTTTGTGATTTAGGTCACCCAAAGGCTTTACCCATAGCCGTAAATGACCCATCAGTATTGAATGGAATCATCTCCACGCTCACATTGCCACGCTTGATATGTATGATCA